CGAAGATCACGGTCTTCGCCTGCGCGTGCTGCAGGTGCTTCAGGAGCCCGATGACCTCGCGCGCGAGCAGCCCGTAGGCGCCACGCGTGTCGGGCTTGCCGGTCTTCTCAGAGAAGGCCTCCGGCCGGGTCTTCGCCCAGGCCATCGCCTGGCGCGTCAGGTCCGTGATGCTGTCGACGAAGATGATGCGCTTGCCCGCGATCATCTGAACGAGATCGGGATAGCTTTCCCTGAGATGCTGGTAATGCGCCTCGGAGAAGAAGCCGCTCGGATCGGCCGATGGATTGACCCCGCCGACGAGGCAGCCGATGTCGAGGGCGTCGGCGAAGGTGCGCACCGGAATGCTGTCGCCCGGCCAGTCCTGGACCGACTTCATGCCCGCCTCGAGGTCGATGCAGAGGGTCTCGGCCGGCGGCAGCGATTTCAGCAAGGATGTCTTGCCGACGCCGCTCGGGCCAAAGATCGCCATGGTGGTCTTGGCGCCGGCGGCGGACAGCCGTTCGTCGGCGCTGACGATACGCAGCGCCATCAGCGGTCTCCCTTGTCGCGGGACACGACGCCGAGCGCGCATTCACTCCCGCGCGCGCCGGCCTGACGGGCGAGACCATAGAGTTTGCGCAAGGCGTGCAGGCGGTCACCGACGGCGCTGAACTCGGCTTCGACGCCCAGCAAGGCGAAGGCGATGTCGTCAAGCGTGGCGTCCTCGATCGGCTTGACGACCTGCTCGCGCCGGATCTCGCCGAGAACCGGGATGACGATGGTGTCGGGCAGCGCTTCGAGCGCGTAGTGGCGCTTGCGGATCTCGGTCAGGGCAGCAGAGCTGGTCATCGGGCGTCCTCGTTCCTGATGGTGAGACGGAAGGTCGGCTTGGAGGTCCGCACCGTGCGGGCTGCGGCGAAGGCCTCGCGGATGGCGGTGGGCCAGGCGGTGTATTTGCGCTCGGGGACCTTGAAGCCGATGTCGACGTAGTCGGCCGGGTTCTCCCCGCTCGCATGGATGCGCTCGACGAGCGCGGCGAGCAGCGATTGGTCCCAGTCGACCTTTTTCGGGAGATCGGCAGCGACCACCACGGCGCCGTCCTCGAAACGAACGAGACCGGTGTCCTTGCCCTCGGCCCTGCGCGTGGCGGCTGCGGGGTCGGCATAGCGAAGCGCGATCGCGCCTTCGAGCCACTCCTTGAGCCGCTTGGCGGCATCCAGGGCCGCGTCGGCATCGTCCTGGAGCAGCGCCAGATGCTCCGCCGGAAGCTTTGCGATCTCGCAGACCGGCATGTTGCGGATGTGGTCGAGGCTGGGGCGGTTGTTGCGAGCGGATGCCATCACGCCACCTCCGCCAGCAGGAGCGAGGACAGCGAGACCAAGGCCTGCTTCGGCTTCGGGCGGGCGATAGCGAGATAGCTGTAATCGTCCGACCGGTGGCGATGCTGCACGAGATGGATCAGTCCGCGCTCGGCCGCCCACCAGGCGCGGCGCGCGACGCGGGCGAGTTCCGCCCGCTCCCGCTCGGCAAGGCGCGTGCCCTGCGGCATGGTATCGAGCGCGAGGAATCCACGGTGATATTCGAGAATGTCGCCGGGTGCTGCCTGGCCGACCCAGCCGCAGAGATCGATCTCGGTGAGCGGGTTCCGGACAGCAGGGAATCTGGATGCAATGACGTTCATGATGGGCTCCTACTCACGCGCTCGCCGAACCGTCTCACGCGGCCCGGACGCCGATCGCCGTCAGCACGAGGCGGATGTCCTTGACGCGGCGGTAGAGGCTGCTGCGGGCGCCATGGCCGCTCGCCGCAAGGCGATCGACGGTGGTGCGGGAAAGGGCTGCACAGAGAGCGCAATCGGCGGGTTCGAGCGAACCGAGACCGCGCTCGACATCGAGACGCTCCTCGGCGGAGGCGAATGCATCGACGGGCTGGCCGAAGAGCGCCGACAGCCCGTCGGCTTCGGCGATGAGGTCGCCACGGGTCAGTCCGTCGCTCTCGGGAATGATCTCGTCGAGCGAGATCGGCGTCGCGCCGTACATCCGGCGCTCGCGCTTCGCCTTGTTGGCGATCCGCGTCGCCCGATTGGAAAGGATGGCGCCGGCGAAGGCGCCGAGCGTGCCGCGATCAGCGTCGTAGGCGGGAAGCCGGGCGATCAGATCGACTAGCAGGTCCTGGCGGACATCGTCGAGATCGGCGCGGGGAAGCCGCAGCTGGCGGACCAGACGGCGCGCCGCAATGTCCGCCTCATGAAGAAGGATCTGAAGGTCGTCTCGGGAAATCGAAGAGTGCATCGGCATGGCCTCGGGTCATCGCTGTTGATGACCTCAAGCCTGCCGAAGCCGCCGATCCGATAGGTGTGCGGGGCGTGGGGAGTACGTGGGTAGAGTGTGGGCTCGGTGGCCGCGTCAGGTGCGACCTATCTCCACGACTCGACTCCTGAATAACGTTTGTAGCTTGAGCATTTCCCTGTTGCGGCAGTCACCCGGCACAGCAGGAGAGCTTGGCCACGTCCTTGTCGAAGGTCTGGGCGGCGAGCTTCAGCCCTTCGACCGTGGTCAGGTACGGGAAGATCGTCCCGGCAAGCGCTTTGGCGGTCATGCCGAACTTCAGCGCCAGCGCCAGCGTCTGAATGCTGTCCGCGCCCTCGGGCGCGAGGATCTGGCCGCCGAGCAGGCGGTCGGTCTTGGCATCCGCCACCAGCTTGATCAGCCCGCGCGTGTCGCGGGCGGCCAGCGCGCGCGGCACCTGGTCGAGCGGCACGATGGAGGTCTTGACGTCGTGACCGGCGGCCTGTGCCGCTGCCTCGCTGAGGCCCACGCCCGCGACCTGCGGGTCGGTGAACACCACCCACGGCATGGCGCTGTTGTCATAGGCGAGACTGTCCCCGTTGAGCGCATTGAGCGCCGCGAGCTTGGCCCCATAGGCCGCCATGTAGACGAACTGGTCGCGGTCAGACACATCGCCCGCCGCATAGACGCCCGGTTTAGAGGTGCGCATGCGGTCATCGACGACGATCGCACCACGGCCGTCCTGTTCGATGCCGGCGTCGCTCAAGCCCAGCGCCTCGGTATTGGGCGTGCGCCCCGTCGCGACCAGAAGCCGCTCCGCCTCGAGCTGGATCGGTCTGCCATCTTCCTCGACGCAGACGGTCACGCCTGTCTCATCCTCACGGCACGCATCGTAGGTGATGCCGCCATGAAGGGCGATGCCCTCGGCGCGGAAGACCGACGCCAGGGCTTCGGAGACCTCCGGTTCCACCTGCGGCAGGAGCCGTGAACGGCAGACGACGGTCACCGCGACGCCCATCCGCGCCATCATCTGGGCAAGCTCCGCGCCGATATAGCCGCCGCCGATGACGATCAGGCTCCTCGGCAGCTCTTCCAGCTCCAGCAGCGTCGTGCTGGTCAGGTAATGCACCTTTTCGATGCCCGGGATCGGCGGCACGGACGGACGCCCACCAGTGGCGATGATGGTCTTTCCGGTGGAAATGGTCGTGTCATTGACGATGACGCCCGCGCTGTTCAGCCGCGCCGCGCCTTCGATATACGCGATGCCGTTATATTCGGGCAGGAGATCGGCGTATTTCTTTTGCCGCAGCGTCGAGACGAGGTCGTCCTTGGCGGCGATCAGCTTCCGCCAATCATCCACGCCCGCCTCGCCGGAAATCCCCGGAAACCGTCCCGCCGCCCGCGCGCCGTGCAGCGCCTCGGCCGCGCGGATCATGGTCTTCGACGGCACGCAGCCGACATTGACGCAGGTGCCGCCGATGGTGCCGCCACCAATCAGCGCGACGTTGGCGCCCTGTTCGGCCGCCGTGATCGCGGCGGAGAACCCCGCCGAGCCCGCGCCGATGACGGCGAGGTCGTAGGCGTTCTTCTTTCCGTCGGTTGTGCAGCAGTCGGCCATGTCAGGCGCTTTCCTTGGTGGTTTGCGCTTCGTCGGCGCAACAGGCCACTGCACGATTTCGTCGCCACCACCCGTAGGCCGTCAGGCCAAGGAACAGCGCCAGTGCTGGCAGCAGCACATAGTCGATCCAGCCGAGCCAGGCGGACAGGCCGACGGCGCCGAGGGCGACCACGAGTACCGGCGTCGCGCAGCAGATGGCGGCGATGACCGAGCCGACGATGCCCGTCTTGACGATGGTCGCATCCTTCATCGGTCTCAGCCTCTGACCGTCGCCGGATAGCCAGCGTCGGCCGAAGCGGCGGCAATGGCTTCAACGGACGTCACGGTCGGGTCGAAGACGACGGTCGCCGTCTTGGCGTCGAAGTCGATCCGAACCGACTGCACACC